CCTCCACCCATCATTTTTTCTGCCATGCCACCGCCACGTTTTTTTAACATGCCACCGCCACGTTTTTTTACTGCTTTCTTTTTAGCCATGCCGCCTCGCTTCATAGCTTGTTTCTTTTTACCCATCATGTTGACCTCCGAATATTCGTTTATAGGTTTTAGCTCTAGATACCACAACGTCTTGATAGTATCCTTTTGGCCACTTATCGTAATAACCAGCCTTGTGTAGTTTATCAGAAGCTTCCTGCAATTGCGAGAACTTTTGTGCCAACATCATTGAGTATTCTAGATGGCTTTCTATAAGAGGGGCGCTCCCATTTGGAGTGACAAGAAATTCTTGCTCCTCCTCGTTCGCTGGGTTGTGGGGATGAAAACCCATAAAAAATATATCCTTTTTATTATACCATGCATTGTACTCATCTATTATGTCCTGAAATTGCTCTAAAGAATAGTTAAAGTACGGGTCACAAAATATCAATAGTTCATGAATCGAAAAATCCAATTGTCTAATATGTCCGTTTAACTCTGCCTTGTATTGCTTATATTTTCTTTTAACTTCAACTAATACTTTATTATCTGACCATGTTTTTTTTGCAAAGGGACATGCAGGCATACCTCCTAAATGCACATTTGGAACTTCAAGATAATGTAAGGACCATTTACGGACGTCTTCTTTTACTTGCTCTTCTAATTGCATCTTTACCTTTCTTAAAAATACTAGCTACTTGTGACTTACCCATTACCTTTGCTCTTTGTTCACCGACCGTAAGTATTTGAATTTTTCTAGCAAAAGGTTTGTTAACTTTTTTAACTTTTGCAACAGTCGCTCTGGCATCAGTAGGAGTAGCAAACTTAATACCCACAGTATCACGTGGATTTTCGTCAGTATAGAGACGTCTGCCACTACCCTTTGGTTTTTTTCCTGTTCCTACTTTTGGATCTTTTCTTTTTTTCAACACCCTTAATTACCCCTTTGTTTTTTGATGCATAAAAAACTGACTTAGCTTCTTTGCCATAAGTTTTTTTCATAGACTTCATTATCTTTTTACCTTTCTCATTTAAAGGCATTTAAAATACACCCTTAAATCCAAAACCTCTAACTGCAGCTCCTGCACGCCTGTTATCTGAAACTAACCCACCCATTGCTTTTTTTGTAAATGTTTTTACATTTGTAGGCTTACCACCAACACCTTGTGCTCTAGATCTTTTTCTAGATACTGCTGATCTTCTTTCTCCTTCAGTCATTCTCTGTGCTTTTGCTAAGGGAACACACTTTGGATATTTACGTTTCGCATCGGCTTTTTGTTTTGACCTACCACATTTAGCAAAGCCACCGCCTTTTTTCTTACTTCCTATGTCCACCCATTTTTGAGCAAACCATTTTTTTAAACCATTTTTAGCCATTAGCTAAACTTTGTTATTTTTCTTTTGCCTTCCATTATCGCACCACAGGCTCTAGCCATACCACCTTTGTTCATATTAGAAACTTTTTTGCGTTTTTGTGATAAGCCGTTAAAATCTATTACACCACCCATGGCTCTTTTAGGGCCTTTAAAATCTTTTCTTTTTACACCGCTCGGATCTTTAATTTTTCCTGCACATATTTTTGAAGCGTATGCATTTGCATATGCACTAGGATAAACTTTAAATTTTCTTTTAGCTGCTGCTTTACCTCTAGGACATAATTTAGTCATTTTTTCCTCACTGTTTTTTTTGCTCTTGCAAAATTAGCTGCTGTTGGCGCACCTTTAGCACCTTTTTTACGCATTTTTTCTCCACGTTTTCTTTTAGCATGAATATTAGCATATAACCCTTTTCTCATCCTTGACCTCTATATTTAACGTATTGACGTCTTTTGTTTTTGTTCTTTGGCCTACTGCG